ATGAACAGTACTCATGGGGGCTTTCGTGCTGGAGCCGGTCGAAAAAAGTCTGAAGAGACTAAAGTTATTCGAGTGCCTGAATCTAAAATTCTTGATATTAAAGAATACCTAGAATCTCTTAAAAAAGAAAATGAAATTAGTGATATCCGTCAGTTTGATCCTGTCACAAAAATAGAAATACCCTTGGCAACCGAACGCGTTCAAGCTGGATTCCCCTCGCCCGCTCAAGATTATATTGATAAAAAAATCGATCTGAATGAGTACCTCATTAATAATGCGAATGCTACTTTTATTGTTCGTGCGGATTCTCTTTCTATGCTAAATGCAGGAATTGATATTAATGACGCCTTGGTTGTAGATCGCAGTATTCAGGCTAGGCATAGAGATATTGTGATTGCCAGTATCGATAATGAATTGACAGTGAAACGGCTAATTATTGATGCGAAAGGTTGCTGGTTGAAAGCTGAGAATGAGGGTTATCCAGATATTCATCCCCAAGAAGGTCAGCAATTTGAAATCTGGGGTGTAGTCACAAATGTAATCAAGAAATTCAGATGAGCTATAACAATGAAATATACGCGCTCATTGATGTAAATAATTGCTATGTAAGCTGTGAGCGCCTATTTAATCCTAAACTTAAAGATGTGCCGGTCATTGTTCTTTCAAATAACGACGGCTGTGCAGTTGCACGTTCCCAAGAAGCAAAAGATCTTGGTATTAAGATGGGTGTTCCCCTATTCCAGGTTAGAGATATTGTCGAAAAACATAATGTACAGGTACTTTCGAGTAACTATGCTTTGTATGCTGAAATGTCTCAACGTTTCCATTCAATTCTGGCTGATTACGTGGCGCCAGGTGAACAGGAAGTTTATTCGATTGATGAGTGCTTTTTAAAGCTTACTGCCTATTCTGAAAATTATGACCTGGTTGAATATGCGCAAAATATGCGACAGCGGATCTTGCAGTGGATTGGATTACCGGTTTGTGTTGGTATTGGTCGATCAAAGACCGAAGCAAAGCTTGCCAATCATATGGCCAAAAAGGCTAAACGCTTCAATGGGGTTTGTGATCTGGTTTCAATAGATCCTCAACATCGTGATTATTTTTCGAGTTTGATTGATGTTTCCGAAGTCTGGGGAGTTGGTCGTCAGCATAGTAAAAAACTAAAAGGCTTAGGTATTAATACTGTTCTTGATTTAGCCACTTCTAATCCACATCAAATGGGAAAACTGTTTTCAGTGGTCGTGCAGAGGACTGTCATGGAACTGCAAGGGATTTCATGTATCGAACTTGAGCAGGCTGCGCCAACTAAGAAGCAAATCATTTCATCACGCTCATTTGGCGCACGGGTAACCGATATTGAATCATTATCTGAGGCAATGAGTGATTACCTGCAGAACGCTGTTAAGCGGTTAAGAGAAGATGAATCTCTTTGTGGTTGTGTGATTGCTTTTGCCCAATCCAATCCTTTTGATAAGAACAGGCCTTTCTATAACAAGTCGATCAATATCGGATTTGCTGAGCCGACTGACTGTGCTGCTGTTATGAACCGGGCTGTAATGAAGCGAATGAATGAGCTGTTTCAAGAAGGAATCGAGTTTAAGAAATGTGGTGTGATATTGACCGCAATCGAGCCAAAATCGACATACATATATGGCCTTCTATCTGATAGTACTCAAATAGAGAAGAATGAGAAACTTCAATCTGCCCTTGAACAGGTTAAAGTGAGATTTGGAGATAAGAAAATAGCAATTGGTCCATGCAAAATGCATGGTCGAGCATGGGCAATGGCCAGACAAAATCTGACTCAGAACTATTTTAGTTGGGAGGGGATCCTGAGGATTAATTAACAACTAATTACTTATTTTAATGATAAACAATGCCCTCAAATGAAGGCATTTATCTATTTTATTGGAATATTGCTTTCTGGTGAATCATTCAGTTTTATCTAATGGTTTTCACAATTGCAGCATGACGCGCTTTGCAGTCGTTATATTTAGCCACTACATCAATAGACCAGACTAAAGCAACCTTACCCTGCCCTGATTCCAGCTTTTGCAAATCAGGACAGGGCTCAAGGAGGTTTGCTGGTATCACTGGTGATAAGTGAGTTGATGGCTGACACGCCATCATCATCAAAGCAATGGTTGAGATACACAGGACGATCAATGATCTTTTGCACTTCACGTGTAACCGTTTCGACCTGCACACGTTGCTCTGATCTTGTTGCTTCATAATCGGAACTCATCTGGTTAATTTGATTTTGTTTTTCAGCCAGAGCCTTGAGATGTTTTTGTTCTATCTCTTGAATTTTTACTGTGCATTGTTCACCAGCCTTGCGCAGCTTTCCGCTTAAGTGATTGGTGTAAGCAACTTGCCCTAGCCATAAAAAGAAAAAGACCGCAATTGCGATCCAGTGTTTGTATTTCCATAATAGATTTAGAGTCATTTTAAAAATAACTCCATTTCAATTTTCCTGCGATTCACCAGACCTTGCAGGCGTTTGCCACGAGCATTTACCCATAAGCCAAATTGATCAGCTGCCGCCTTATAATTTTTCTCATTCAGCCTTTTGACCAAAGTGGATTCTTCAAATGCGGTAGGTCCAATGTTATAGGCCAATGAAACCAAGGCATCAAACTGATTCTGATTGATCGGAACATTGACTGCGCTATTGACGGTTTGCTCGAATTTTTTCAAGTCATGTTGCATGTAGCTTTTGGCTTGTTCCAGTGTGCAGGTATCCCCTTTTTTGACACGAATACCATTTAGGTATTTTGTGGTGCCATAACCAATGGTCCATACCCCCACGCCATCATCATAGGCATTGAGCCGTAGGCTTTCAAAATTACGGATCAGATCAATACCACTTGGGCTGATGCTCATTTCATCCGTAGCGATACCCAGCATACTGGTGACATCATCGTAAGCAGTTGCAATCAGTTTGTCAGCAGCATCAACCTGTTTCTGGGTGAGTTTGCCGCCGCTAATCTTTCGCAAGAAATCAAAAATATGTTTCATGGGTTGTCACCATCTTTATCCGTATTAAAAAATTTAGGACGTGCACCACCCTTACCCCAAATATAGAGTTGTCGGGTAAATAGTGCGAATAAAATACTTACTGTAGTGTAAAAAAGGGTTCCGGCCGGACTTGGCGAATACTCATCTTTAACAAAAAGTGCGGCTCCAAAAAGGATCGACAACACCAATAGAAAATCGATGTGTTTTGGGAGCTGGATTTTTGGATGAAATGCCATGATTGCAAACGAAAATATAAACAATACCAATGCCGTCTTACTTATGATTAGCAGCATCTTCATTCTCCTTTTTGACTAAACCAAGAACTCTTGATCGAGCCAAACTCAGCAATGCTTCAGCTGTACTTTTACCAGCAGCGCCCAGAATGAAACCAAATAGTTCTGGGTAGTTACCGCTAGCAAGAAATAAACTTGCCGGTTTAGCAAAGACCACACATAAAATGAAGCCGGCAAAGAATCCTATCCAGCGATCCCGGGTCGGCTCCTTGCTTAATAGAAAGCCAAAAGTTGCACCCAGCACACCTGTAAAAAGGATGTGTGAATGACTCTTTATGCTTTCCAATACTTGACTAAGAAAGTCCATATACATCCCCTTTAGTCATACATACCCCTATTTTTTGGCAATAAAAAAGCACCCGGTTGGGTGCGATTGGTATTTTTCACTTAAACTTCAATTTCTGAATGCTGACCAGTTGGTGCTGGCCTTAAAATCACCTGATTGGAAACAAATACTCTGGCACCCAGGTTATAAGCTGTGCCAGATGTGCATAATACTGGACCGGATCCACCATCAATCTGTACCCGGTATTCTGGGTGCTTAACCGATGTGATGGTGCCGATATATTCTGCGAAAGTTGGGTTTAAAAGCTTGCGCAATTCAAATAAAGGATTGGTCACGACTGATACGCTCCACAGTAATGGTTTCATTGACCTTTTCATGTGAGAAGCTGCCACTCACTCCATTAATTACACCCCACCACTGACCATTAAAGGCAATCGTTTTACCCGGTAGCATCTCGCCAATTTCCTGACTGACCGGAATATCTGAGAAAGTATGTAATTCCTGAATATTGGCTTTCACTAGTTCATTTTTACCGTAACTCGCACCTGACACTACATTAAATAATGGACCAGTGACTGTTTCTAAAGGCACATCACCTGAAGTTCCTCGTTGCTGTACTTTCAGGCTTTCACCGCTACGGCTATTCATCACAGTGATGGCATTAAAGTCAGCAATGTATTCATCGTTCTGCTTGATGTTCTGCTGCATCACCAGGCTTTCAGATAGCAGAATGTCGTAATCATCCACGGTCATCGTATCCCAATAGCCTTTCTGGTACCGAGGTAAAATAGTCAGTGTATTACCTGATTTCTGGCTATAGACAAAGCCACCGCCTGCATCAACCACCTGCTTTATTGCATCGATCGGTGCAAGTTCTGCATAACTCAGGCTTTCAATCGGTACAATCCAGCCCAGTTCATCAATCAGTTTCCAGTCCAAAGTAGTATTGGATTGAGCTCGATCCAGTTCAGCCTGAACCAGTTGTACAGAGGTTCGCTCGTTATCCTGGATAAATGAGCGTGTTGGTCCATATTTGGCAGAATTTAGAGCTGTGACACTTCGACCTGGATAAGTGTAAAGGACGCTGGCAAAGCGTCGTGTTTCTTCTGGATCTTCCAATAAAATATGGTGCTCATATCCATTGATCATGACTTTAAGAATCACCGGCTGGTCATCAATCGGCTGCAGTTTGTCCTTTTCAGTATGAGCAACTGTCACAGAATAGGTCCAGCACCATTGAGACCGGCTGGTACTGTAGGTGCCATCCATGACTTTAATCTTCTCGCCAGTATCCAATCGCTCGGCTGTTAATGTGTTCACGATATACCACCAGTTCCTTTTTGGCAGTGCTGGAATACAGTCATCTGCACCAAAATTTAAAACAACATTGTGTGAATCAATGTCATGACATAGACAGATGAAATTTAAATCACCAGTGCCTTCGTATTTAGGCAGCTCAGGCTTTGGCCAAGGTAGAACCGGATGCTTGCGGTAATGGATCGCTTTGGCTTTATCCCAGGGCAAATCTGACTTGGTGACAATCTCAAGACTTTTATCCCATTTAAATGAAAAGCGGTGTTCAAAGACTTGAGCCACTTCATGTGAGTAAGTAAACGTCTTACGCCGGCGAATCATTTCCTGCCAGACCGTTTCGCGGTTATGACGCAGTCTGATTGTTTCTTGATGCACATAGAGTTGATGAATAAAGCGCTTATCGCCTTCCTCCCAGATGATGCATGCATTAGAACTTAAACCGGTTGCCTGCTCATGCAAGGATCTGACCGCCCGAGTTAATGATCCTGCCTGCTCATGCCAAATATCCACTTGATTAGAAATCACCAAGCCCTGCTCATAAAAAAGAGCCTCATTCGAGACTCTTAATACTGGTTTGGCCCATGGTATTTCTGTAGTGCTTAAGGCTGCGATTGCCTTCTGATATCGCATGTCAAAACCATAAGACATGCCGACCAGATGGTTGATGTCGAATAATGCTTTAACTTCAAATTGAAACTCAGTGTCTAAAACCGTATCAATGATGCAGAGGTTTTCACTAAATACCGCTTCGACTTCAAAGCTAAAACTGGTATCTAAAACCGTATCAATCTGCCCGATAACATCATTATTCTCACTAAATACAGCAACTACATCAAAGCTGAAATCAGTGTCGAGTACCGTATCTATAACTGCAGTATTGGCACCACTGTCGGCATAAACTGCGGTGACTTCAAATGAAAATTCGGTATCAAGTACCGTATCTATTACAGCTGTAACATCATCGCCAAAATTGAGATTGGTTGAGCCATCGGCCAGATGCTCAAAATTCAGAATGATGTTATGACTGTCGGTATTATCAGGCTTAAAGTTCAGGTTTAAGTTGTGAGCATCAACGGTGCCAAGCTTATTTTTAAAATCCACATGAGCACCCTTTTAATTTAAGGTCTGAGTTTTATTGATGTGACTGACAGCGTGCCACCAAGTGCGAGATTAGTATTAGCCAGGCTAATATCTGTACCTACCGTCAGATCAGCAGCAATTTCACCAGCACCATTATAAATACGCGCCCACGTTGCAGTGCCTGCTTTAATGACGGTGGCTGTGTCTGTTGGATGCAATTCAATATAGCTGGCTGAGACCTCTTTAATACACGGTTCGGGAAAGGTTAATGTCACTAAAGCATTGTTTGAGTCCGCTGTAATAGCAGGACTGGCAGGCTGCACACCTTCATAAAAAACAACGGTAGCACTCTGGCTACCGTTATCCATAAAATTTGCGAAGGCTTGAATCATGGCAAGCCGTGCTTTAATCGATGTTTTATTCATTTGGGCACCACATTATCCTGGATGACTGCATTAAAAAGCCGCTTGGGGTGATGGGCAATGATAAATTTTTCCTTTGTATCGAAGACGGTAAATTTATAACTACCATCTGCTTTGGTTATGACTTGGCCCACCAGAGCAGCATCACTACGTGCAAACAGCCGCACCAATGCACCTGCTGTATCAGCAGAATTTGTCTTGACTACCCCCTTCACCATGAATGATGGAATTACAATTTTTGGTGGCAGAAAGAGCCTGCTATTTGAAGGGATATTCAATTGCATAATCAATCCTTTAGCTCAAAGAAAAAGCTTGAAATATATGAGTTACTGGTTGGCAGGCTATTAATTTCTACAAAGTAATTTCCATTCGGATGCCTGAATACTTGCTGGGTATATTTACCCATTTCATTCATAGCATTTCGTCTGCTCTGAAGAGCGGCATATACAAAGGGTAAATCACCTTCAACCCTACCATCATCCTGCCTTGCAAATGGAATCTTCAGCAGGCTGACTCCGGTCGTGTCATCAAATATATGCGCGTTGTTATCACTGCTATTGGCTGGATATTGACCTGCATAAGGCAATAAGGGAGTGATTCCTATACTCAGGCTGGAGCCATTATTGCTGGCAAATAACTTGCAATCAGCCCGAAAGCTGACCAATGTTTTACCTGGGGAAAGAAATGCGCTGTCAACATCCTGATATTCGCCTGCAATATTGCGCTTAAGGTTTGCACAAAGCAGGTAATTAAAAGAGTTTTCTGTAAAACTTTCATATTTGCCAAAATATTGACAGATTGCATTTTTATTGGGATTCGGGTTGCCAGGCGTACTGGCAGCACATAAATAAAAACCTTCATCATTGCCAATGATGGACCAGGTATGACTACCTGAATTTCCAGAAGTCAGATATGCACTTGATCCTTGCGTCCAGCATCCATAGACTACTTTAGCCCAGCCGGGTATAGCGCTACTTCCCGATCCGGCCAACTGCCAGTTCTGGTTGGGGTTGGCTGCGTTATAGGGGCATTGCAGACCAGTTATCGTGTTGATGTCTGTCATTTCAAGCGCAATCCCGACATTACAGATTTTTGCATAACCTGCAGCCCAGCCGGCCCAAAGGTTATCATCAAAGATGTAATACATGACATTTTCTGGATTTAAAGATTTATAAGCGCGTTTAAACACCCCATCAGTTAGTGCAATTTCATAGCCCAGAGGTGCTACTTTGGCAGTGATGGTGCCTGATGCAGTTTTTGCTCCTGACAGTTTTTCCACAAAAGTCAGGCTGTTGTTCTGAGTAGTACCTACGCGAAATCGACCATTAAAAGCACTGTCTGATGCTCCTTGGATCTGAAGAATTTGACCGGATTTAAAGTTATGCGTCAGATTGAATGAAGCGGTAAGAATGCCTTCATTGTTTGCAATCAATGTAGCTACAGGCTGGCTACCGTAACCATTGACCAGAACAGCATCCAGTAAAGTAATCAATGCTCCTTGGCTATTTGTAAGCTGAGGCGCATTGGTATTTCCATCAAATGCAAATTGAACACTTTTGCTTGTTGCCATTTTATTGATCCATAAAAAAAACCACACAAGGCGGCTATATTTGATTTAACTGTTAAATATCACGGTCAATATCACCGCGTAGCATGATCTGGAATTCATCAGAGATAGTGGTGGGTTCGGATTGCTTTACAGTGCGGATCACCCAGACCGGGAAGTTGGCGGCAATAGTATTAAAGCGCAACACGTTGCCATTGGCCCAGCCTGCTCCCCAACCTTCTTTTTTAATGATGAAGTATGGTGCACCAGTAATCGGATTGATCGGCGCATAATCTGCATTGACATTACCTGTACCAATCTGGCCAGAATATTCACCTACCATTCTAAAGTCAGTACCACTTGTAAATATCAGTGACCAACGTTCCTGAATTGCTCCTTTGTTTGTCACAGTAATGGGATACAAGGCATCATTGTAATTTGCTAAAATCCCCGCGCCCGTTGGCTCATCAGCCCATACATTACTCCAAGATCCTTGTACAAACTTTCGGGTATAGCGTGCCTGCATATCACCAATAACCAATGCAGATCCCACAATCGTATCCACTGCATCATAGTTATGGGTTAAGGGCTTGGTAAAAGTGAGCTGGCCATTAATCTGTACGTCACGGATTAAACCCATATCCTGATAGCGATATTTCACCAGCAGCGGCTCAGTCAGCCCAGCCATAGAGAAATCTCCACCCAATGTCACGCGGCCATAATCATAATCCACTGTGTACAAATCGAAGGCTACTTTCGTTCCGTTAGTATCCTCAAGTTCTGCCCATGAAATGCGCTGATCATTCAGATCGTATGTGGTACCTGCAATTGCACTAGGCAGCTCTTGTGCTTTGCTTGAGCTAACAATTCCAATGCCACCAATCCGGAAGATCGGCACCCGGCCATCAATCGGCAAACGTGTGGCAGACAGACCTAGAATTTCAGAATCCAGAGGAATATAGGTATAGGCCACCGCGTTATAGCGTACTGATGAAGCATCGACCCAGACCGGGACATTAATATAAGTGTCTAAGCCTTCCTGATATTCCAGTAATGGGTCATACCAATCGTGTTCCTCAATCTCTGCGCGGTTGGCTTCGGTGATTTTAGTTTTGGTGTAAAAGTAAATCGTGACAAAACCATTTTCCCAAGTGACCTGGCCATGCGCCCGACTAGTTTCGATCACGCCATTTTCGTCAGCGGTCAGTGTCAGCTGACCAAATTCAATAGTACCCACCACCACAGTTAAGGACTGTGGCCGGATCGGCATGATTGGCGTTCTGAAACTGATCTTGTTGACTGGTAATAGGTCGGTGGTGGTAGTTAAGGATTCCAGGGTAATGGTATTGTCTGTATTCGGTGTCCATGAGTCGATTTCAACAATACCGGTGCCATATTGAATGACACCAGACTGAATCCCGCTGTTATTCGCTGGATTCACATTGCGATACAGCAAGCCAGTACGGTCCAGAAAGGTATCAGCGCCCACCTTAAATCGGGCTGAGCCTGTCAGAATTTGCTCATCAAAACCGGATGATAAATCCAGCTTGAGCTTGTTGGCCGTCACCGTATGCGTTGCAGAGTTAGAACCTGATGTGTCACGATATTTAACTTGTACATCAACAGCATTAAAGGCCTTCAGCTCAACCTGTTCGCCCTGAATACCGGATGATTGTGGAGAATAAAAAGACATATTTCCTCACTATGCTGCTGCATAAGTTGCCATAAACATTGGCTGGTATTTGTTGACAAATTTGTTTGCCATGCGTTGTGGCGTCACTTCAACTGCACCTGTGGCATAGGTTATCGTCCCTTGCACCTGACCGCGCTCATTGACCAGATTCCCGATTGTTGAATTTACCGGTACATCAGATAAATTCACCTTACCTGCCGTCTCCCCATCAGCGCTCTGCACAGGAACTTCCAGATATACACTATTAGGCTGAATTGCTGGTCCGGTACCGATGTTGAAGACCAGCTTCTGGTTGGCATCGGGTGCAACATCCATCTTGGTCTGCTCAAGTGATTGGCCATAGTTATAAATCACCGAGAAAACTGTGCCTTTTTGTGGCAGCTTGTTTGGAATAATCTTGCCAATCCCAGTGGCATAGTTGATTTCACCAGTTGCATCACCGGTAAACTTGCCTTGAGCGTTTGAAGTTGCCGTTTTCTCTTCACCTTCAAGCATCCAGTTGATGGTGATACCCGGCAATACACCCGGTCGACCTAAATCAAAATCAAATGCAGCTTTTTCCACACTTAAATTAGATCGCACAAAAGTGATAATCGGTGTGCCCCAGTTCAGCAGAATCGGCGTATCTACATCCGGCAAAGCACCTGTGGTGAGCAGCCATGAACCCGTTTCATAATTGATCATGCCTGAACCAAAAGATGGACTGGCGGCCTTTAACTGGCCTGAACCATCATCTTTAAGCTCATAGAACTTGCCCTGCGACATGTAAGAAATCGACAAAGCTCCCGGTGCTGGAATCGGGATTAAGACTCCGGTCCAGTTAGTGCTCTGGTTATTTTGAGTTACCGGAATGGCATGGCTTTGGTAATACTGATTTGGTGCAGCTGCAGGCTTGAATGTAATATTTAAATTCACAGTTCCGGCTGGTGCTGCTGCAGTCCATTGAATCAAACCACGCTGATAATCAATCGTGCCGACTTGAGTGCCTTGAGTATTTTTAAGCAAACCACCCTGATCTGTGATCTGCTGACCTTGTAAAGTGAAAGCCACACTGGATGGAATCACTGCTGAACCGATGTACAGATTCTGACTGACACCAATCACCATATTCGGGTAATTGACCGTGATGGTACCTTCATTACCCGCTACCAGCACCACGCTTTCACCGGCAGCGTTCACATCAATGATCGGGGTTTCAGTCTGGGCAGATGGGATGAGTTGAGCAAAGATACTTTTTGCATTTACTGTGAATTCACCCACATTGGCTTCAGATGCCAATGCAGTCGATGAGTAATACAGACCCGTGTCAGCAACAATGGTATCGCGAATGATGGTTTTGGATTTCTCACCGTTGTACCACTGACGCGCTGATAATCCGACAAAATCAACTTCAAGAGCATCATTCAAGGAATAAGTGGCAACCTTGTATTCAACATTTTTACCATCAACCACCATGATTGCAGTACGGGTCTCAACCTTGGTAATCCGTACATACTGCTCACGCTCTAAAGGCTTACCTTCATCACTGATCAGGACAATGGTGTCACCCACGGAAGACTCGACCTCTTGCGGAAACATGGCCACTTGCAGTGATGACATGCCTTGCCAGTGTGTATCGAGTGGTGTTCCGGCAATCTGCCCGCCTTTGGCTGAATAGTTTTCTACCCGGTTTTGAGCAGACTGGCGTTCATCAGTCCAGTTCTTGGTGCTAAAAAGCAATGCCGATACGTTTGGATCCGCAGGCAACTCAGATACAAATACCGTGGCACCCATCAATAGATCGGTATCTTCTGTGGTAACTGCAGGAAAGACCTTACGCATGGAGACATCACCCATGGTTCGATCCATCTCAGACACATCATTGAACAGGTTATTGCTAATCCCATCCTGAACCACAACGCCAGAATATTTACCACCGCCATCAGAGTTATCGGTCAAGCGTTCAGACTTGTAAATTACTAAATCTTTGGTTTCAATCGCCATCGTCTAACTCCGTAAAGCGTAAGGTCACATTAAAATAATCATCCAGCGATACCGCCGGAATTCCTTTCACCGGTGCAGCCTCTAAAGCCCCATCCTGGTGGTTAAATTTGACGGTAAATTGCCGGCTGTCATGCGGCTGTTCAAACTGCAGTCTGAAATTCTCACCTTGAAGCTTGGACCATTCCAAAACAGTCCGTAGTTCACGTAGCTTGATCCAGCCCATTTGCGGATCTGCTGGTTGTAAAGTAATTGGTCGTCCAGACTTCTTTTTGCCTTCCTGAATGATCAAAGTGCCATCCATGGTATAGGCCTGATTCTGCTCAATGGCCTTCCATGAGAATTCATCAGGCCATAAAAAACCGTCCTCTAATGGGACGGTTTCGGATGTTGCTAAGCGAATGAGTTTCATGTTGATTTCGCTATACCTTTTAATTGGTTTACAAGGCTGGTCATCACATCCTTTTGGCTTGCATCACCTGTAAGGGATAGAGTTTGACCTCCGAATTGAATGTTGTAATTCACACTATCACCCCCCTTACCATAGTCTTTAGTTGATGGTACGGAGGGAATAGACGGCGCGTAGTCATTTAGGCTACTAGATCCGATTGATCTACCATTCTTGCCAACATACTGCTCCAGCCGTTCAATCTGCTCCATAACATACATGGCATTACCAAG